AGAATTGCGTGTACTTAGCATTATCAGATGCGCGCTGTATGACATCGAACCCGCCCATGACCACGCTGTTTTTGTCGCCAAGAAACATGCCGCGTTCGGTATTCGCGGGAGGGGCTACGGCGATGTCGTTGGCGGGATCATTGATCTGGATGCTGCCGGACAGAACGCCGCCGCCAGTTGAGAGCGCGGGCTTGTACTCCCCGCCTCCGGTCAGGAAGCTTTCCCGCTGGCTGGCGGCTGCGGGCGGAACAAGGCCGCTGGTTCCGGCAGATGATGCCGTCGCGCCCTCATACTCAGGTACGGAGATGATGCCGTTTGTGTTACGAATGCCGTCACCGAGCTGAGCGACAGAAATAAATTGTATCCAGTTCGTCCACGTACTGTTGGGGATTCCGTATCGAATATACCTTCTGTTATTGTTAAATTCAGTAAAAAATTGGAATATTGCCGTGGTTGAAACGTAGCAGTTAAGTTCTCCACCCCTACCGATATTTGGAAAATTTTCTCCTGCGGCGGCATCCGAAAAAAGCCAGTTGCCAGCCTTGGTATACGCGTTCAGATCCGAAGCTGTATTGATCCGGATATTGTCCCCAATCTGCCCCCGCGCACTCACAAGATCCTCAAGGTCTCCCCCAATCGCCACGTCTTTTGGAAAAGACCACGTTCCGTCAGACCCCAAAACCTTCCCGGCATCAGCCGCAAGGGGAGGAGGTACCAACCCCGACACACCCGCTTGCGCAGACGTCGCGCCCTGCATCTCGGGTACGGAGATGATGCCGTTTGTATTACGGATTCCGTCTCCGATCTTATTCCCGGTAAGTACTTGATTCCATATTTCCCATGTAGTTCCGCCAGATATGGATGTTCTCCAGTATATGCCATTTCCGGATACCATAATCTGAAAAAGGCGATTGCCGTTGCCCTGCATTCCTGAGACAAAAAGCGATCCTATTGATGCTCCGGATATTCCGATCGGGCCATTTTTGGGATTACCTGTCGTTCTGTAAAAACCAGGTACAGTCAACATGTTGAAATCTAAATCGGCAAGCTGCCTTGCATCCCCAATCTGCCCCCGCGCGCTCGCCAGATCCTCAAGGTTCCCCCCAATCGCCACGTCCTTCGCCGAGATCGTGCCGTCTGCCGTGACGGAAATCGTCAGCCCATCAGGCATGACGGAACCGCGAGAGGTCGTCGTTGCGGGCAGTACGGCGACTTTCTTGGTTTCCTCATAGGCGGCTTCCGCTGCGGTCTGCGCGGCGGATGCGATAGTAGCGGAAGCGGAGGCAGCCGTGGCGCTGGCGGCGGCATTCGCCTCACTCACACCGGCGGCAGCGGCGGATGCCGTCGCTTCGCCAGCCTTCGTCGTGGCCGTACGCGCGGAATCCGCTGCGGATTCTTCACTGACCTTGGCGGCCCCCTCAGAAACCTTTGCCGCCGTAGCGCTGATCGTGGCTTCACCCGCCTTGGCGATGGCGACCGCTTCGCTTGATGCCGCAGATGAGGCGGAATCCCCTGCGGCTCCGGCACTCATTTCAGCGGCAGCGGCAGAATCGGCGGCGGCTTGCGCACTGGCGGCTGACTCATCGGCGCAGGTACAGGCGGTTGCTGCACTCTGCCGGGATTTCTCGGCCTCCACGGTCGCCGTGTTCGCCGAGTCCAACGCGATCTCCGTGGCCTGCCGCACAGCCTCGGCCACAACCTGCGGGGCCAGCAAATCAATGGCCGTATCGGTGAGAGCCTCATCGACATCGGAAGCGGCCTTGACCGTTATGGCGGCGGAACACGCGGCACGCTTGGCGGCATCCTCGGAACGCTCCGCTAGAGTGTTCAAATCCTCACGGAACTGAGCCCCTTCCTCGCGCAGGACGACGAGCGCGGCGTCACGCTCAATCCTGACGGCGCCGATCGCCTCTTCTTCCCGTGTCCCGAGGGAGGCCGTAAGCGCAGCTTTCAGATCCGCCGCGTGTAAATCCAGCCCTTCCGTCCTCTGTTCCATGTGGGCATCAAGGGCCGTCATGGCCTGATCTTTCGCCGTACTGACTGCCGTGGAGGCCTCGCCGCCAAGCCGTTGCGTTTCAGCCTCCACCCGTCCAATCACCTCGGATTCAAAACCCGCCACGGCGGTTTCCGTGCGCTGCACGAGCCCCGTTGCGTCCTCCGCCGCGCGTTTCGCCGCATTGGCGTTGGATAGGGCTTGGCTTGCCGCCGCCGTGGCCGTTTGCGCCGAGACGTCGACCTGAACCGCTGCGGCCTGCGCCCGGTTTGCCGCTTCCTGCGACTTGTCCCGTGCGGTTTCAGCCTGCGTGACGTATCCGGCCATTTCAGTGCTTACGACCTGCCCCGCCCCCCGGCGTTCGGAGGGCTCCAATTCGCAGATCTGATGTAGGTTGCAGTCGGAGTTCGGCACCGTGGCGTAGACCGAGAACGTCTTGCCCGCCGGGGTGACGATCCTGAAGCGGTACTCGCTGCCTTCGCTACCAAGCTCATTGGGGAAAACCGCGACCACGGCGCGGCCTCTTTCGTCCGTCCGTCCCGTATATTCGTCCGCGACGACATATCCGTTGTAGCGTTCGACCGCCGTCAACTTGGCTAAAACCAGCGCGTCCCGGACCGGGGAACCGTCCTGTTCGTGCACGGCGACGGTGACATTGACTGTAGGGATCATGCGCCCTCGCTAGAGAAAACTGTTCTTCAGAGGATAGATAGGCGACTTCCGGCACGCGTTGAGCGCGGCGTGCGCCGCCTGCCCGATGCCCCGCTCAAATTCCTGCTGGTGATACAACGCCACCTGCGCCTCGAACCATTCCCGTCCGTGCATGGACTTCAAAAGCCAGCGCGCACCGTGCCGGATAACCGTGCCCCAATGGTCATAGAGGCCGTCGTCAATGCATGTCGCCTTTGTGGTCGGGACAAGCGAAACCACGGCCCGGAGCAGGCCGCCGTCGACCGGAACGTCCGCAAGCGTCACCGTTCCATTGGGAGCGGCGCTGAACCGCCCGGTAAAGAGCTGCTCTCGTTGCGTGTAGAGGTACGCCACGTCCACCACGGACGTTTCGCGCGGAAGTTCAAGTTCCACTTGAGCTATGCCGGGAATCAGCGTCCCCTCCACGTCCACGCGCCAGACCTTGCTGCGGCGGCACAGCGTCCGTGCCGCATCGAGCATGGCCTTTTTCAAAACGTCCGCCGGGGCGTTCTGGGCTTCCGGCAGGATGTCGGCAATCACATCGTCAAGCCTGGGCATCGTTGACGCCTCCCTGTCTGATGGGGAAAGCAAGGTCCGTTTGCAGCTTCACGCCGAGGCTCTGGGCGAATGCCTGAAGAAATGCCTGCGCCTTGGCAAAATTCGATTCCGAATGATCGCCCGCCAGCACGTCGAACAACATCCAGAGATACGCGGCATTGGCGAACGACTCGGGCAAAGGGAACCTATCCGAGGGCGTGGCGGCCCGCACGGGCTCGGCGGAATAGACGGCTTCGATCCATACGTCCGGATTCGACGCCGGGGTACACCCAGAACGCTTCCCGGTTGTCGAGCGGGCTGTAGGCCCAGTTCTCGACCCTGCCCCCCGCTTTCCCCCATGCGGCCGCAGTCCGCAGGGCATCCAGCTCCACCCGGAAAACCGGGCGTCCCGGCGTATTGCCGTCAGGATCGAAGTTCTGGATCACGTTGATCAGCGATACGGCGTTCCGGCTGGTCATATGGATGTCCGCGCGCGGAATCCGCTGCATCATGCCGGGCTCCAGCCGCATGGGCTCCGTCAGGGCCGTGGCGTCCGGGCGCTGCGTCACGATTTCCCGGACGGCGGCGTTCAGGGAGTCCATCAGCGAATACGCGCCGGACGCGGATTCCCACGGCCAGCGCCGGGCATCGGCGTCCTCGTCCTGCAATTTGCCGGACACGCTGCGGAGGATCTCGCTGCACAGCATGGCTATGCGTCCTTCCCTGCGGCTTCGGATGCGCCCTTCTTCCGGCGGCGCGACCTCTCCTCCACAGGAGGCGCGGAAGGCGGAACGGAAGGCTGGTCAGCCTGCTCTCCCTCGGCGGCCGGGCCTGATCGAAGGGGCGTTTCCACAAGGCCGTTCTCCGGGCCGTCAACCCGCTCAAACAGACGGTCATTCCCTTCCAGCAAAGTGATTCCGTCCCTGTCGTCCACTTCGAAGACGGCCCCCGGGCTTGCCGTGTACGGGCCTCCGTGCAGCCAAGGCATCGTGAGTTCCAGACAGTGGGAACCAAGCATTTTCAACAACATGGCATATCCTTGGGGGCCGGAATGCAATCCGGCCCCCGGTCTGGGGTTAGGCGGCGGGGAAAACGTCGGCCTCGTCCGTCAGGCAGCCCTCCACCATCTTGTACAAGACGTGGGCGGTGATGGCCTTGGCGGTCGTCTGCGTGGCCGGGACAGTGACGGTCAGCACGGCTTCGTCGGCGTAGACATGGTTATGGGCGGTCGTGGGGCCTTCACTCTGAGCGCTGTGGGCACCGGCGGACGACAAATCCAGCGCGGCGAAATAGCGGTCGGGATCGTCCTTGTCGCCCACAGAAACGCTGGTGCAGGCGTCGAGCGCCTCATTCACCACCCGGACAT